AAACTTACGGGGCGGGCTATAATCCGGGCAGGGCGGTTGGCGGCACCCTTGGTACGCTTCTGGGCGGTCCGCTTGGCGGGATAGCCGGTTCTATGCTTGGTGAAAAAACGACTGAGACTCGCTACAACTTCTCCGGTAGGAACGGGATGGGGACGGGGGGTGTAACTGACGACCCCGGCGACGACTCTGTTTCAGAAGCGCAGCAAAGAAGCCAACAGTACACACCCGGCGCGAGGAACGAGTCCGACACACCATCAGCCACTGCGGCGTTGGTTGAGCCAATGACAGCAGCCGAGCGAAGGAAGAGGGCGCTTGCACGATCTCCTATCACCTCAACCGAAACACTACTCGGAGCCTAAACATGGCCGAACAAGACATAGCTGGCGATATCATCAAACGGTACGACTCGTTGGTCAGCCAGCGCGGGACATGGGAGAGCCATTGGACTGAGATAGCCGACCGTGTGTTGCCCCGCTACAGCGTCCCGTATCAGTCGCCTAGCTCAGAGATCACCCGTGGCGAGAAGCGCACTGAGAAGATGCTCGACAGTACCGCAGCGTTGGGGCTTGAGCGTTTTGCTGCTGCGATGGAGAGTATGCTGACGCCGCGTAATCAGAAGTGGCACAGGCTGAAAGCATCTGATCCTAGCCTGATGAAAGACCATGATGTTAAGTTGTGGTTCGAGGACGCGACGAACAGGCTGTTCAGACACCGCTACTCACCGAAGGCAAACTATTCCAGCCAACAGCACGAGGTCTACATTGGCCTGGGTGCGTTTGGAACCGGCGTCATGTTCACCGACCATCACGACAAAGGGGGTCTGAGATATCAGGCGACTGACCTTCGGGAACTCTATTTCGACATGAGCCATCAGGCGATGATCGACACGGCGTACCGGAAGTACTGTTTGACAGCGCGGCAGATGCAACAGCGTGTTGACACCGGGCGTTGGGACAAGATACCGGACAGCGTTGTCAGTACACTGAAGACTGACCCCGATAAACAGTATGAGATCATCCACTGTGTCCGCCCACGAATTGAGGTTGAGGCGGGTAGGCTTGACGCCAAAGGTAAACAGTTCGCGTCCTATTACATCTCGGTACAGGACCGTATGGTCCTGAGTGAAGGCGGGTTCAATACATTCCCATATCAGGTGTCGCGTTACGTCACGGGGCCGGGGGAAATCTATGGCCGGTCGCCCGCGATGCTGGCGCTGCCCGCGATCAAGGTTCTCAACGAGCAGAAGAAGACGCTGCTCAAGCAGGGCCACATGGTCGTGGACCCGGTGTTGCTGTCGCACGACGATGGCATCCTCGACACATTTAGCTTGAAGCCTGGAACGATGAACCCCGGTGGGGTATCCGCTGATGGTCGTGCGCTTGTCCACACACTCCCGACCGGCAATCTCGCAGCCGGTCAAGATTTGATGGACATGGAGCGCAGCGTTATCAACGATGCGTTCCTGGTGTCACTGTTCCAAATCCTGATCGAGACGCCAACGATGACGGCGACCGAAGTTCTCGAACGCGCCCGTGAGAAGGGGGCGCTGTTGTCACCGACAATGGGCCGTCAACAGTCTGAGATGTTGGGGCCAATGATCGAGCGTGAACTCGATGTCCTGTCGAAGCAAGGTCTGTTGTCCCCGATGCCACCGCTGCTGGCCGAAGCAGAAGGCGAGTTTGAGATTGAGTACGATAGCCCGCTGTCACGGTCGCAACGCTCCGAAGAAGCAGCCGGTTGGCTGCGAACTCTGGAAGCGGCGATTGCATACGCCAACACGACACAAGACCTGTCGGTGTTGGATCAGTTCAACACGGATGTCATCTACCAACAGTTGGCCGAGATTAATGCGGTTCCGGCGTCGTGGATGAATGATCTCGAAACAGTCAAGGCCCAACGTGAACAACGTGCTCAACAGCAGCAGACCCAACAGATGATCGAGGCGGCACCTGCCGCTGCTGGCGTGATGAAAGCATTGCAGTAATGATAGACCAAGTGCGGGACTTCTTGCGGACTCGTTCGCAAGCCTACCGCCAAGTGTTCAAAGGGGTCCACGCCTCACGGGTTCTTCAGGATTTGGGAGAGTTTTGTCGGGCAAATGAAAGCACCTTCCACACCGACTCCCGACTCGAAGGCATCCTACAGGGACGGCGAGAGGTGTGGTTGCGAATTACGAAGCACCTCAACATGACGGAAGCAGAACTCTTACAACATTATAATCCAACCAAAGGAGCATAATACATGGCCGAAGAAACTGGGTCCGTTGACGCGGGCAACCCGGCACCGGAAGCATCCGCGCCCCCCGCCGAGACAAGCGCTCCAGAAGCCGCCCCCGCGCCGGGGCGCACACCAGACGCACCGAACACAGATTGGATCGGTGGTGTTCCAGATGGTGATGTCAAAGATTGGGCCATCAGCAAAGGTCTACAGAACGGTTCTTACGCGAATGTTCTAGGCAGCTACCGCAACCTTGAGAGCATGATGGGAGCCGACAAGGCTGGCCGTACCGTTGTACTCCTTGGCGACGACGCCACACCGGAACAGAGAAACGAGTTCTACACCAAGTTGGGGCGTCCTGAGACAGCCGCCGACTACGGCCTCGCTCCCCCCGCAGGAGAAGACGGAGCCTTCGCAGAGTGGGCCTCGAATACATTTCACGGTGCGGGCCTGACAGATAAGCAAGCGAAGATCATCTCGGAAAGTTGGGAGGGTTATCGCGGAACGACAGAGAAAGCCACTAATACCGCTGCTGAAGTGTCGCGCAATGACGCCATCGCGCAGTTGAGGACGGATTGGGGCGCAGCGTATGAACAGAAGATCGCCGGTATCGACGTTGCCGCGACTAAACTTGGGTTCACGTTGGAAAATTTAGAAGGACTGCGGAGCAGTATGGGGCCGGTTGCCGCGATGAAGTTCATCGACAACCTGAACTCCAAGATGGGTGACCATAACTTCGACACTGGAGAGTCGGTGGTGAGTAACGAGAAGACCCCTGACCAAGCGAAGACTGAGTTGAACGAACTATCAATGAACAAAGAGTTCATGGACGCATGGCTCGACAAGCAACACCCTGGACATAACGCCGCCGTCAATAAGAAGTCGGCGCTGGCCCGACAAGCCACGGGCCTCGCAGCATGAAACAGGTAAGATTAGAAGCCCTCAAGTTGGCGAGTCGGCTTGAGGGTGTGACCGCTGATAATGTCCTCGCTGTGTCAGAATTGTTGGCGCAGTATATTTCTGCTGGACCGAAGGTGGTAGAGTTGGATAAACTGAAGCGTAAACATATTAACAGAGGTGAGAAGTAATGCCCTATGGTCCCGGTACTTACGGTTCAAAAGTTGGAAGACCTGCATCTAAGCCAATGGCTAAGAAAAAGCCGGTCGTGAAGAAATCATCACCAAGGAAAAAGTGATAAAGCAGGTTTAGCCTTAATGCACATCAGAACGCGTAAACCTGTTGCATTACCGTTACACCTGTGCTCATAATGCCACAAGCACACCATAGTGGTGTCGAAAGGGAAACCGCCGATAACCCGCAAGGGCCGGTTATAAAACCTTAGTAGTGGCCCCGAAGTTTTCGGACAAGCCTTCCAGCTTTTTGTTTTAACCGACATAGGAAGGCAAATCTCATGTCAAATGAAGTCTTAGACTGGTCAGTAATTGACTACAAGTCTACTGTTGAGCACCTGCTTCAACAGCGTGGCTCCAAGCTGCGTGGGGCTGTCATGGAAGACAGCTATCACGGTAAGTCTGGCGCTGCTGTTAATCAGCTAGGTGCAGTAACCGCCGTTGCCAAGACTACGCGCCACGGTGATACCCCATTGATTGAGACTCCCCAGGATAAACGTTGGGTCTTCCCAACGGATTACGAATGGGCCGATTTGATTGATGACCAAGACAAACTCCGCATCATTGCAGACCCGACCTCGCCTTACGCCATCAACGGCGCTATGGCTCTGGGCCGCGCAATGGATGATCTCATCATCACCGCTGCGACGGCGACCTCGCTGACTGGTGAAGATGGAACGACTTCTACAGCTTTCCCCGCCGGGCAGACCGCCGGGACAACCGCTGGTGGCCTCACGGTTGCCAAACTGCGTGAAGCCATGCAGTTGCTTATTGCGGCTGAAGTCGATGTGGACAATGAGCCTCTGTTCTGCGCTATTGGCGCTCAACAGCATGACGATCTACTTGGCGAGACTCAGGCAGTTAGCTTGGATTTCACCAACAAGCCCGTCTTGGTTGATGGACGTATCAAAGCCTTCATGGGCTTTAACTTCATCGACAGCCAACGTCTTACTCTCTCTGGCACGGATCGCACGGCAATTTGCTGGGCGAAATCGGGCCTTCACCTTGGCATCTGGAATGATATCAATGTGAACATCTCTGAGCGTGCCGACAAATCTTATTCGACACAGGTCTATGTCAAAGGAACCTTTGGCGCTACCCGTGTAGAAGAGCAAAAAGTCGTCGCAATCACTTGTTCGGAGGCCTAAATAATGGCTACTACATATAGCGTCCAAAAGACCAAGTGGGACCAAAGTACGCCAGCCACACGGGTTAAGCCTAACGAACAGGCTGGTCGTGTGCGTGTCGCTTACGCATTAGCTGAAGCGGCATCTCTTGCTGTCGGTCCAATCGAAATGTTCAATCTTCCAAATGGTGCGCGTATCCTTTCGGGAGAGCTTGTGCATGACGCGCTTGGTGGTTCTACTACAGCTTCTGTAGGCCACGCGGCTTATAAGAACGCTGCTGGTACAGTTGTTGCTCTTGACGTTGATGAATACAAAGCTGCGGCTGCGTCAACCGGGATCGTTACGGTTGATATTGCTGCTACATCAGCACTTGGTCGCAACAGTGTTGTCGATGCAGACGCTGATGGTATTCCCATCACGGTTGTAATTGCTGGCGCTGCTGCTACTGGCACTATTGAGCTAACAATGTTGTACGTTGTTGACTGATCGACCTGGGGGTGGTTTCGGCCACCCCCAATTTCTCTAGGAGACAGGAATGGCAAACTCTCAGATTGACGTTGCGATGAATGCCGACATTAGCGATATTACCCACACCGCTGCCGGTACGGTGACTGGCGGAGTTAGGGTGGTTATTGATGAAGACGCCAGTAAGCATGATGCTGTTGTGACGCTTCAGTCAATTATTGCCGCCATTCTCAGCGACCGTATTACTCTCGAAACATCCTAAATAGGGGGCGACGATGACTGATGCAGTAAGCATCTGCAACCTCGCTCTACAAAGTGTCGGGGCAAAGGCCATCACCGCCTTGACCGAAGACACGACCGCAGGACGCGCTTGCAATCGTGTGTACGCACAAGCCCGCGATAGCGAACTCCGCGCTCACCCGTGGAGTTTCGCCCGTGCGCGGGTTCAGATCGCGGCGGATAGCACTGACCCCACCTTCGGATACGCGAAACGGTACGCCCTTCCCGCTGACTATATCCGTATGCTACCGACTAATGGGACGAACGGCTCGAACATCCAAGACGACTTCCAGATTGAGGGTAGGTTTGTTCTGACGGACAACAGTTCTCCGATTAACCTCGTCTACATGAAACAGGTCACGGACGAGAACGAGTTTGATAAACTGTTCGTCGAACTCTTGATCGCCCGTATCGCCAGAGACATCTCGGAAAAGGTGACGCAATCCAACACTAAGAAGAGGGAGGCTGATAATCACTACTCAAGTGTCAAGGCGTCAGCCCGCCGCGTCAACGCCTTCGAGCGCCCGCCACAGGAAAGTCCAACTGATCCTTGGATTACGGCGAGGCTTTAAATGACGAAAGTCAGCCCCATACAGAACAATTTCAACGGGGGTGAAATATCTTCACTTCTTTACGGACGACCAGAAGTTGACCGCTATAAGACCGGCTTGAAGACCTGTCTCAACTTCATACCGTTGGTGCAGGGGCCGGTCGAGCGCCGTCCTGGTACGGTGTTTATGAAAGAGGTCAAGACGAGTTCGCTGTCCACGCGAATAATCCGTTTTGAGTTCTCGACAACCCAGGCTTACATCCTTGAAGTTGGAAACCTCTACGCTCGTTTCTATAAAGACAACGGGGCAATCATCGGCAGCACCACCACCATCTCAGGCGCTACGAAGGCCAACCCTTGCGTTGTTACAGACAACGGCCATCCTTATACCAACGGGCAGGAGATTTACATCACCGGCGTTGTCGGGATGACAGAGTTGAATGGGAAGTACTATGTGGTCGCCAACAAGGCCACCAACACCTACGAGTTGACCGACATCGACGGGACCAACGTCAACAGTACGGCGTACACTACCTACGGCTCCGCTGGCACCTCGGCCCTGACAATTGAGTTGGTAACGACCTACGTTACAGCGGACTTGTTCCAGTTAAAGTTCACCCAGAGCGCCGATACGCTGTACATAACACATCCGACTTACCCGCCTCGCAAGATCACGCGCACCTCGGACACTGTATGGACGATCACCAACATTACGTTCTTAGATGGGCCGTATCTGAACACGAACACCACAGCGACGACTCTAACCCTGTCCGCGACCTCTGGGTCTGTAACCGTAACAGCATCGGCGGTTACAGGTATCAACGGGGGCGATGGTTTTCTAGCAAGCGACATCGGGAGGCAAATACGCTGGGAAGACGCCGCAGGGAACTGGACATTCCTGACTATCACAGCCCGCGCCAATACCACTAGCATTACCGCCACCATTGATGGCCCTAATGCGTCAGCGACCACAGGGACTATCACTTGGCGGCTTGGGGTGTGGTCAATCACGACAGGCTATCCTACGGCGGTCACGTTCCACCAGAACAGACTTTGTTTTGCTGGTCCTACGGATCACCCGCAGCGACTTGATCTCAGCCGCACAGGTGACTTTGAGAACTTCACGCCGACTGACCCTGATGGTACGGTTGTTGCAGATCACGGTGTCACGAACACCCTATCCGCTGATACGGTCAACGCGATACGCTGGCTGGCCTCAGACGAAAAAGGGCTTCTGATTGGAACAGTTGGTGGTGAGTGGATACTTCGGGCGTCTGACACCGGCATTATTGTGACCCCAATCAATGTGCAGAGCACCAGATCGACCGCCTACGGCAGCGCCAACATCACCCCCATTAGAGCCGGTCGTACAATACTCTTCCTTCAACGCGCCAAGCGCAAGATCAGGGAACTCGCCTATATCTTCGAGGATGACGGTTTCAGAGCCTTGGACACGACCC